GGAAAAAATATTTTACACCAGTCCCTACAGGAGATAATGCTTCAGGCAGTTACAGTCCTATAGGTGGTTCAAGAAGCGGCGGCGTTACAGCTGGCCCGGCAAAAAGAAACTATAGTTCATATCTTCCTGATGTTTATGTTGGTTCACCTAATCGTGTTGAACGTTATGGCCATTACAACACAATGGATCTTGATTCAGAAGTTAATGCGGCTCTTGATATTCTAGCAGAATTTTGTTCACAAAAGAACACACAAAACAAAACACCTTTCTTAATTGATTTTAAAAAGAAAGCAACAAATACAGAAGTAACTGTTCTACAACAATATTTGCAACAGTGGAATAAATTACAAAAATTTGAAACACGTATGTTTAAAATTCTTCGTAATACATTTAAGTATGGCGATCAGTTTTTTATTCGTGATCCTGAAACAAAAAAATTATTTCATGTAGACTGTGCAAACGTAACAAGAATTATTGTTAACGAAAGTGAAGGTAAAAAACCTGAACAATATATTGTAAAAGATTTTAATTTAAACTTTGCAGACATGGTTGCAACAACACCGTTCCAAACAAATGGTAATGTTACAGGTGGTGGCAGTGGTTATATTGAAGGCGGCGTTCGTGGTATGGTTGGATCGTATCCAAAACAAAGCGGTACTAGATTCCAAGAAGGTGAAGGTGAAATTGCTGTTGACGCAGAGCATGTTGTACATCTTTCATTGAGCGAAGGCTTAGATAACAATTTTCCATTTGGTAATTCATTATTAGAAACTATTTTTAAAGTATACAAGCAAAAGGAATTGCTTGAGGATGCGATTATTATCTATCGTGTTCAACGTGCGCCAGAGCGCAGAGTATTCTACGTTGATGTGGGCAACATGCCTTCACACCTTGCTATGCAATTTGTGGAGAGAGTCAAGACGGAAATACATCAAAGACGTATCCCATCGCAGACAGGAGGCGGCACTAACGTCATAGACAGTTCTTACAATCCTCTGTCAATTAACGAAGATTACTTCTTCCCACAAACTGCTGAAGGACGTGGCTCTAAAGTTGAAACACTTCCGGGTGGTACAAACCTTGGAGAAATTGATGACTTACGCTACTTCACTAATAAACTTGTCCGCGGCTTACGTATACCTAGCTCGTACCTACCAACTGGAGCAGATGATTCAGCTTCACAATATAATGACGGGCGTGTTGGTACTGCATACATTCAAGAACTTAGGTTTAACACATATTGTGAAAGATTACAAAACTTACTAGTAGATGATTTAAATCAAGAATTCAAAAGATATCTATTAGAAAAAGGTGTAAACATTGATACAGCAATGTTTGACCTACGTTTCCAACCACCACAAAACTTTGCGGCATATAGACAAAGTGAAATTGACAATGCACGTATTCCAACATTTACACAGATGAGTGCTATTCCATATATTTCAAATCGTTTTGCTATGAAACGTTTCTTAGGATTGTCTGAAGAAGAACTTGCAGAAAACGAACGTCTATGGAAAGAAGAGAATGATGAAAATCTAACTCCACCTCCAACAGACGCCGCAGGAGAAATGCGTGGCGCAGGTATTAGTGGCGCAGGTATTGATGGGGACATGGCAGGAATGGAAGATGAAGGTGGAGAAGAAGCTCCAATTCAAGGAGGAGATGCTACACCACCTGATACAGCAACTGGAGGAGATGCTGGTACAACAGCAAATGCTGACGTAACAGTATAAATACAATATGATATTACGTGAACTATTTTATTTTGACAAAGAAACTTTAGAACCTGTTGAAGATAAATCATTTGATGCAACAGAAGATCAAAGTCCTGTTGACTTTGACAACACACGTAAAACACGCCTAACACTACGCCAAATTAATAGGGCCAGAATGGCATCTGAAATGCATATGGAAGAAACTGAAAAAGAATTATTCTTTATTAGACAGATGTATGGACTAGCGGCAAACGCTGAAGCAACCGGCGGAGTATAACCTTTGAGCATAGCATTTGTTGTCGGAAACGGCACAAGTCGTAACGGCATAGAACTTGAATCCTTAAAAAAATTTGGTAAAATATACGCCTGTAATGCAGTTTACAGAACGTTTTCACCTGACTATATTGTTGCTGTTGATACTAAAATGGTTAACGAAATATGTCACAACGGGTATCAAAAGATTGGTGAAGTGTGGACAAATTATAATAAAGCATATGAAAGATTTAAAGGACTTAATTATTTTGAACCTAGTAAAGGATGGAGTAGTGGTCCTACAGCATTAGACATGGCTAGTAATCACGGACATGACTCAATATACATATTGGGCTTTGATTATAAAGGCATAGGACCGGAAGGAAAACGTGTAAACAACATATACTCAGGAACACCAAATTACAAAAGAGAACACGACAATGCAACGTATTTTGGCAATTGGTTACGTCAAACTTGCACTATTCTAGGGAAAAATTCAAAAAAGAGATATATAAGAGTGTTAGTAAATGATAAAGGATTTATACCAGAACCTTTTGAAAAGTACGGAAATTTAACCCACATAACTAGGGAAGATTTTGCAAAATCTTTCAATATTCAGTTATCATAGTCAAAAACTGACTGTTTTTGGCCCCTTTTAACCTATAATATTACATTATTACTAAATAATATTGACAGCCTTACCATAGGTATAACATTTTTACATATAGGAGACAGAAAATGGCAGATCACAATAAGTTCGAGGAAATGCTCGAAAAACTTGTTAACGAAGATCGCGCTGGTGCTGAAGAGCTATTCCACGAGATTGTAGTTGAAAAATCAAGAGAAATTTATGAAAACCTACTAGAAAATGATCTAGAGGAAGAAGACAAAGAAGTTGAAGAAACTACTGATGAAGAAGTAGATGAAGCAACTGATGAAGAAGTTGATGAATCATCTGATGACGAAGAAACAAAAGAAGATTTTGATCTAGGTGAGTTTGAAGTTGAAGCACCTGAAGGCGATGCCGGCGATGATTTCGTTGATGACGTAATGGACGGCGGAGACGATGAAGAAGGTGACGACGAAGGTGACGACGAAGGCAAAGATGGTGACATCGAAGATCGTCTAGTAGACCTTGAAAGCGAACTAGATAAATTACGTGCTGAGTTTGAAGCTGAAATGGGCGATGGTGGTGATGAGCCAGCAGACGATATGCCAGCAGACGACGAAGGCGAAGAAGAAGCCCCAGAAGAAGGCTTCGATCTTGGCTATGTTGAAAGTACAGACGAAGAAGTTGATGAATCAGACGACGAAGAAGTTGAAGAATCAAAAACTCCTAAGTCAAGTGCAGAGCAAATGCGTGAATATGTTGAAAAAGTAACAGCAAAAATGGGCGACAACGGTGATAACACTAAGTCTCCAGTAGCTAGTAAAAACGACATGGGCGGAGATGCTTCTAATCTTGTACAAGGCGGCGAAGCTGATACAAAAGGTACAGGCGCAAAGGCTCCTAAAGAGGAGAATATGGGCAACGTAAACGAACCTGGCGGTAAAGCATCTAAGTCATGGAGCAACATGCCAAAAGGCCATGGCGCTGAGAAAAAAGGCGCAGGCGAAACAGCTGCCAATAAAAAGTCAACAATCGGCAGTTAATTAGGGAGTAGTGATGAATCTACTAAGCGAGAATTTGACATTTGACCAGGCAGGAATGGTCGTTGAATCTACCGATAACGCTAATGGCGGCAAAGATCTTTATATGAAAGGTATTTGTATCCAGGGTGGCGTTCGCAATGCTAATCAGCGTGTGTATCCTGTAGAGGAAATTGGTAGGGCTGTCAAAACTCTCAATGATCAAATCAGTACTGGTTACTCAGTTCTTGGCGAAGTTGATCATCCTGAAGGCCTTAATATTAATCTAGACCGTGTATCGCACATGATCACAAATATGTGGATGGAAGATGCAAACGGTTATGGAAAACTTAAAATTTTACCAACCCCTATGGGACAACTAGTTAAAACAATGCTTGAAAGCGGAGTAAAACTAGGTGTTTCATCTAGGGGCTCTGGTGAAGTCACTGAGTCCGGCGATGTGTCGGGCTTTGAAATTATTACGGTAGACGTTGTGGCGCAACCAAGTGCGCCTGGCGCATACCCTACACCAATCTACGAACATTTAATGAATGCTCGTGGCGGTTACAAGGCATACGAACTAGCAAAGGCAACAAGACATGATGAAAAGGCACAAAAGTATCTAAAAGAGTCGTTGATTAATATTATCAACAAACTCCAGTGAATTAGGAGAACGTTATGATAGATGCACTGAAAACACTCTTTGAAAACGATGTAGTTAACGAAGAAGTCAGAGCACAAATTGAAGAGGCTTGGGAAGCAAAAGTTCGTGAAAACAAAATGCAGGTAACTGCTGAGCTACGCGAAGAGTTCGCTAAGAAGTACGAGCATGATAAGCAAACAATGGTTGAAGCCATTGATAAAATGCTTGATGAGCGTTTAGCGGAAGAGATTGCAGAATTCCAAGAAGATCGTAAGTCGCTTGCCGAAGCTAGAGCAAAGTATGCAGTAAAAATGCGCGAAAATTCAGATTTAATGAAATCTTTCGTATTTGATCAGTTAGGTAAAGAAGTTTCTGAGCTACACGAAGATCAGAAGCTAATGGCTGAAAACTTTGGAAAGCTAGAAGAATTTGTAGTTGAGGCTTTAACAAAAGAAATTGCAGAGTTCTACGAAGATAAAAAAGATTTAGCAGAAACAAAAGTACGTTTAGTACGCGAAGCTAAATCACACCTCGCTAAAGTTAAATCAAACTTTATTGAGAAGAGTGCAAAATTAGTATCTGAAACAGTTAGCAAAACTCTTAACAAAGAGATTAGCTCACTAAAAGAAGATATTGAAGATGCACGTAAGAATGACTTCGGTCGCAAGCTGTTTGAAAGTTTTGCATCTGAGTACGCTAATAGCTACTTAAATGAAAAATCTGAAACAGCGAAACTTCTAAAAGTTGTAAATCTAAAAGATGTACAAGTTAAAGAAGCTCAAGAAGCTGTAGCACAAGCTAAAGCAGAAATTGAAGCAAAAGAAGCAGAAATTTCACGCATTAACGAGGCGGCTGAAAGAGACAAAGTTATGAATTCGTTGATTGAGCCATTGAGCAAAAATCAGCGTGACATTATGACAGACTTACTGGAATCAGTACAAACGTCAAAATTAGAAAAAGCGTTTAACAAGTACTTACCGGCGGTTATCGACGGAAATAGTCCAGCGAAGCAGAAGGCAGTTTTAAAAGAAGGCAAAGAAGTAACAGGCAATAAAGAAAATACTAACGTTAGTAGTAAAGCAGACGAAAATGTCATCGACATTCGTCGTCTAGCTGGTTTAAACTAAGGAGAAAAAAATGTCAGAACTACTAGAAAGTCGCTGGCAGGAAACCAAAGACGCACTTCTTGAAGGCCTTGAAGGCAACCGTAAGTCGGTTATGGGTGTTACACTAGAAAACACTCGTAAGTATTTGGCTGAATCTGCCGGTAATGTCGCAACTCTTAACCGTGTTATCCTACCCGTCATCAGACGTGTAATGCCAACTGTCATTGCAAATGAACTAGTTGGTGTACAACCAATGACTGGACCTGTGGGTCAAATCCACACATTAAGAGTACGCTACTCAGATACAGTTGGCTCAGGTGCCTCTGGTGCAGTAGCAGGTGAAGAAGCTCTATCACCATTTAAAGTTGCTGAAGCCTATTCAGGTAATGCAACAAGTGGTACAGCTGACGCAACTGGCGTACTTGAAGGTTCAGCCGGTAACAGACTAAGCATCCAAATCTTAAAGCAAACTGTTGAAGCTAAAACACGTAAGCTATCAGCACGTTGGACTTTTGAGGCGGCTCAAGACGCTCAGTCACAGCATGGTATTGATGTTGAAGCGGAAATTATGGCCGCTCTAGCACAAGAAATTACTGCTGAAATCGACCAAGAGGTGTTAGCATCTCTAAACACACTAGCTGGATCAGCAGTGGAAACATATGACCAGGCAGCGGTATCTGGTACAGCAACTTTCGTTGGTGATGAACATGCGGCACTTGCAGTTCAAATCAACAGAGCGGCTAACCTAATCGCTCAGCGTACACGTCGTGGCGCTGGTAACTGGGCAGTTGTTTCACCATTCGCACTAACAATCCTACAATCAGCAACAACT